TTCAAATTTAGATGCAACATTAGCTAGAGAAAAACTTCGACAAGATTTATTAGATTCAGTTCAAGAAATTAATAGTAGAGCGAGTCAAAATAGAGCAAGAATAGACGTGCTTGAAAGAAGACTAGATATTTTAGATAAGACATTAGACAAACTTGTTGAACCCACAATCAAAAAATAATTGTATTAACAATTTGACAGTTGGATGCTGCTTACAAACTCACTGTAAATGCCATGACAATCAAGACTATAGTAATAAAATATTTGATAGTAGCTCTACTAGCGTTTGTATTAGGTACATTCTTCCCAAATCCAGTCGCCAAGAAGAAGACTGAGAACGCCACAATCGCCTGGGCGAAGAGTCTAGGCTTTGGTCCCCCGAGGTTTGAATACCATAACAACGAAGAATTCATTACCTCCCTTAAAAAGTGCATCTCCTACCTCAATTTTGACATCCCAACAAGCAAACACATAAATACAGAACTTATAGTAGCCCAAGCTATAGTTGAAAGTAATTATGGAACATCACGATTTGCTATTGATGGGAATAATCTATTTGGTATAAGGGTATGGTCTAAAGAAGGTATGTTACCTTATAAACAACCAGATCATATAGAATGGCGAGTAAGGGTCTTTAAAAGTAAGTGTGATTCTGTTAAATATTACATAGAAATTCTAAATACAAAACAAGTATATACAGAATTTAGAAAAGCTAGAGATATGTCATTTAATAGAGATCCTATAAGAATGGCTAAAGCATTAGATAGTTTTTCTACAAATAAAGAGTATGAAAAACATGTTATTGAGGTTATAAATAAATTAAGAAATAATAAATGATAGAAGCAATACTACTTTTTAATATAGCTGTTTGGACATATTATACATATTTTTATTAAAATGGAATTAAGTAAAAGTTTTACATTAAACGAATTAACAAAGTCTCAAGAAGCAACTAGACTTGGTATAGACAATACACCAAGTGATGAGCATATAGAAAATTTAAAAATACTTTGTGAAAATATACTACAACCTATTAGAGATTTTTATGGTATGCCTGTTTCTATATCTTCTGGATATAGATCTGTTGCACTTTGTGAAGCTATAGGATCTTCATCTAAAAGTCAGCACACTAAAGCACAAGCAGCAGATTTTGAAATTTTTGGAATAGCTAATAAAGATCTAGCAGATTGGATTACAACTAATCTTGATTATGATCAGTGTATATTAGAATTCTGGAACCCTAATGAACCTAATTCTGGCTGGGTTCATTGTAGTTACAATAGTACTGGAAATAGAAAACAGTACTTAAGAGCCAGTAAAGTTAACAATGTAGTAATGTACTACCCAATGAAATAATTATGGCTATAGGAAGATCAGCAATACCACAGCAAATAGAGGGAAAGCTTAGAGGAGCTAAACCATCAAAAGCTATGCGTAAAAGCAAAAGAACTAAGAAGTAGATTATACTATTCAATAGTGATATAATTTTCTCTTATGGAAAAACAGGGTTTATACGCAAACATAAATAGAAGAAAACGTTTAGGTATAAGTCGTCCAAAATCTAAATCTACAGTTTCTAAAGAAGCCTTTTCAAATATGGAAAAAGGTTTTCCTAAAAAGAAAATGGTAGATGGTGGTTCTGTTAGAGGGCAGAAAGAAATACAAGTAAAAAAAACAATCTTTAAAGGAGTATTTTAATATGGCAGCACAACAACCAATGGGTGGCGCACACAAACCGTACAAGCTTACAGGAAAAATAACAGCTAAAAAAGGCAAAGCTGTAATGAAGAAGAAAAAGTAAGGTCGTGACCTATGGCTACATCTGGCACAACTACATTTAATTTAGATATTGATGACGTCATAGAAGAGGCGTATGAAAGATGTAACATTCGTAATACAAAAGGTTACGATTTAAAATCATCAAGAAGAAGTTTAAATTTATTATTTTCTGAATGGGGAAACAGAGGTGTTCAACTTTGGAAAGTAGAATTAAAAAACCAACTTCTAACAGCAGGTACAATTACTTATACTACACCGTCTGATTGTAGTGATGTATTAGAAGCTTATGTATCAACTTCTGAAACTGTAACTTCAAGTACAAACGATATTTCATTAAATAAAATTGATAGATCTGCTTATGCAGGACTTCCTAACAAAGGACAAACTGGTCAGCCTTCACAATACTATGTAGACAGACAAATTAATCCTACGATCAGTTTATATCTTGCACCAGATTGTACGACTTATACTTATTTAAAATATTATTATATACAAAGAATTCAAGACGCTGGTTCTTATACTAATCAAACAGATTTACCTTATAGATTTTTACCAGCAATGGTTTCTGGGCTTGCTTTTTATATTTCACAAAAATATGCACCAGAAAGAATACAGAATTTAAAATTATTATATGAAGATGAATTACAAAGAGCTCTAGAAGAAGATTCTTCAAGAACTTCTGTATTTATTTCACCTTATACTTATTTTGGAGACAGATACTAATGGCATTTGCACGAGGTAAAAAATCTTTAGCAATTTCTGATAGAAGTGGAGCACAATTTCCATATAAAGAAATGAAAAAAGAATGGAATGGATCTGTTGTTCATTTTACTGAATATGAACCAAAGCATCCCCAATTAGATCCTCCATATCATCCAGCTGATCCTGAAGCATTATTAATGCCAAGAGCTGATATTAGACCAGGTGGTGGTTGTGTAGTACAATTAGATTTATATTATTGGCCAGGTCAATATTTAGCAAATGGTATGCAACCTGGAATCAGTGGAGATGTAATTAATTATCTAAGATCTGCAGCAACAAATGTTGGAAACGTAACAATAGTAATATCATGACATATACAGAATTATTACAACAAATTAGAGATTATACAGAAGTAGGTTCATCAGTTTTAACTAATAGTATTTGTGATACTTTTATTAAAAATTCTGAATATAGAATATTTAGAGAAGCAGATGCAGACTATGCTAGACAATATGCTACATCAAGCTTTAATCAAAATAATCAATATTTAAGTTTACCTGATGACAATACAGATGAGGGGACAACTTCTATTAGAAGAGCCTTAATTGTTCGTTCGGTAATTGCTACAAATACATCTTCTATTCAAATATCACTAGAGCCAAGAGATGATACATTTATAACTGAATATAATAGTTCAGGAACAAGTGGCTTTCCTAAATATTATGCAATGTATAGAGAAAACGCTATTCAAGTAGCACCCATACCAGCAGCAGCTTATCCAGTAACATTAGATTATGTTTACACCCCTGATAATTTAAGTACTACAAATACGACTACTTATATCAGCGAGAACGCACCAGAATTATTATTATATGCTTGTTTAGTTGAAGCATTTGCTTATCTAAAAGGTCCTATGGATATGTACAAATTGTATCAAGACAAGTATAATACAGCATTACAAGGCTTTACGATTGAACAAACAGGTAGAAGACGTAGAGATGAGTATTTCGATGGTTCATTAAGAATTAAAATTAATTCACCATCACCATAAACTATAAGGAGTACAAAATATGGCAATAGTACAAGCAGTATGTAATTCTTTTAAACAACAAATTTTAGAAGGCGTACACAATTTAGCGACAGGCGGAAACGTTTTTAAATTATCACTTTATACATCAGCAGCAAACTTATCAGCTTCAACAACTGTTTATACTTCAACTAATGAAGTATCAAACACTGGTCAGTACGCAGCTGGGGGTGGTACTTTAACAGGACAACAAACTTCACTTGATACAGGTGTAGCAATTGTTGACTTTGCAGATTTATCATTCACAGGAGTTACGCTAACAGCAGCGGGCGCTTTAATTTATAACACATCAGCAGCAAATAAAGCTGTATGTGCTTTAAGTTTTGGTGGAGATAAAACAGCAACAGCAGGAACATTTACAATTGTGTTCCCAGCGTTTACATCAGCAAATGCAATATTAAGAATTAGTTAGAAGGTAGTTTTATGGCGTTCGTTATAAACGACAGAGTCAAAGAAACTACTTCAACAGTCGGAACAGGTACCGTTACATTAAGCGGTGCTCAAACTGGCTTTCAAAGTTTTTCTTCTGGTATTGGATCAGGTAACTCAACTTATTACACGATTGCTTTAGGTAGTCAGTGGGAAGTGGGTATTGGTTCATTAACGAACGCTACAACCTTTACAAGAGACACAGTAATATCTAGTTCTAATGCAAGTTCATTAGTAAGTTTTACAACAGGAGCTAAAGATATATTTTCTTCTTTACCAGCTAAATGGACACCTTCTCCTGTAATGAATGCACAAACATTTGTTAATACACATGCAACAACACTTACTCAAGATCAAACAATACAATCTGGAGTATTAGCAGGACCTGTTAGTATAACAGGAACACAAACAGTAACAGGAAGTTTAGTAGTAATATAATGGGCGGAATTTTACAAGTTGATACAATTCAAAATAATAATACGTCTACGTTAATTACGCAGACGAATGCTACTACTATTACTGTTGGTACATCAGGGCAAACAATTACTATTCCAACGGGTGTTACTTTTAATACTGCAAGTGCTACGTTAACTTTACCATCTACAATTAATGCTACAACTATAAACGTTACAACAGTTGTGTTAGCAGCTGGAGCTGTAGGCACTCCTTCTCTTACAACTTCAGGCGACACAAACACAGGAATATTTTTTCCAGCTGCAGATACTATTGCTTTTACTGAAGGTGGAACAGAAGCAGTAAGAATAAGTAGTGATGGAGATGTTTATATTAATAATGGAAAAGAATTAAGAGTATATAATGCAGCTAATACAAGATTTGGTACTTTTGAAACAACTGCTTCTGGTACAGAACTTTCTGCAAATAATGGTGCTAATGAACCATTAATTTTAAATTCACCTAGTGCTGGTAGAATACAATTTGATGTTAATGGATCAGAACGTATGCGTATAGATTCTAGTGGGAGAGTTGGGATAGGAACTACTGCTCCTGCTTATACAGTAACAGTTGGGGATACAGACGCAGGTAGAGGTTGGTCTGTAAATTTAAATAATAACGTTGGAAATGTAAGAAGCAGAGCTTCAGCATCCGATCAACAAACTCATAATGTATTTCTTAATACAAACGGAGAAGTTGGAAGTATTAAAA